AATCGGATTCGGATTCAAGATTTGGTATAAGTAATTTAATTCCATTTAGATAATAAATATAACCTAAACCGTATTTATTACCCACAAATCTTTTATCAGATTTACGACGCAAGTTCTTACCTGCATCTGCATATAGTATATTATCAATTACTTTCATAGTTTTATTCAATTATTTCTGATATTATTCCAGCGAACTCCGATCAACCAGAAGCTTCTTTATAAGCTGCAACACTTTCTGAAGGAACATAGATGTTCTGAATATTTGAATTGTAGAAAGTATTTCCACTAATTATAGGAGGCTCTGTTGCTCTACAAGTTACTGTTTGTAATGAACTAGTATATGAAAAGGAGCTACCACTAATTTCAGTAACTGTACTTGGAATATCGATTGATATAAGTTTAGTGTTTTTAAAAGCACTCGTCCCTATTCTAGTTATATTACTTAATATTGATGCAGATTCAAGTTTATTACAATTTTCACAAATAGAATTAGGAATTTCATTTACGGTAGCGTTATATACAATAGATGTAAGATTATTACAACCATAAAATGCCAAATTACCAACGTTTGTTACGGTATCTGGAATTGTTATTGATGTTAACATAGGTGCATTCAGAAAACTACGGTCCTCGATGGTTTTAACATTAGGTGGTATATTAAGCTGCACTATACCACTATTCTCAAATGCAAACCTTACTATAGTAGTAACAGTATTTGGTATTATTGTTCCCTTACATCCAATTATTAAAGCATTGTCTGATCTTCTTATAATACAATTACCACCGCCATCATAATAAGTATTATTGTTAGGATCTATTGTTATTGATGTAAGATTGTAACAACCAAAAAAATCATCAATATTTGATACAGACGCTGGAATAGATACAGAGGTTAATCCTGTACAAAGATAAAAAACACCTGAAACTGTTGTTACACCATTAGGTATAGCAAAAGTTGTTAAAGATGTACAATTAGCAAAAGAATTACTCCCAATATTTGTTAACGTATTTGGAAGAATCAAGGATGATAAATTACTACAATTATTAAAGGCATTATCATTGATACTAGTAACATTGTTTGGAATCGTTATTGAAGTTAATGAGGTACATTGTTGAAAGGCTCTAGAACCAATTTGTGTTACAGTATTAGGAATGACAGTTGAACCGCAACCTACAATTAATACATCATTAGATTTTTGTATAATACAATTACCTCCACCATCATAATAAGTATTGTTATTTGAATCTACTGTTATTGATGTAAGATAACTGCAATTTGCAAAAGCCAATGATGAAATATTTGAAACATTTTCAGGAATGTGTATAGAAGTAAGTCTTGAACCAGAAAATACAGAATCACCGATTGTAGTAACACTGTCAGGAATAATTATCTGCATTAACTTATCACAATCTCTAAAAGCTTCTCTATCAATTGTAACAATGTTGTTAGGATTAGAAAAAGTTACATTCGATAATGATGTACAAGTAGCACACGTAACTGCCGATATAGTAGTTAAATTTTTGGAAAATTTAAGACTTTCAAGGCTAGAACAACCAACAAATACACCATTACCTAATATTGTAACACTATCTGGCATTGTAAAAGATGTTAAATCTAAACAACGATAAAACGCATTTTGTCCTATTTCTGTTAATCCATTTTGAAGAATTATAGAATGTAATCTACTACACTCACTAAATGCATAATTTCCAATTGTAGTAACCGTACTTGGAATATTGATTGATGTAAGATCATAACAACCATCAAAGGCTCGTTCACCTATAAAAGTTGTATTTTCTGGAAGAACTATATCATTTTTTGCAGAACGATAAAAAGCTCTAGTTCCAAGTGACACAGAACTAAAATTACCATTAAATGTAATACTTTTAAAACGACAATATGGCGTATAATTTTCTTTAGTACTATAAGCAATATCTAAAGCACCATTTCCTAAAAAATAAAGATCTATCTTATCGCTATATGACCTATCAATAGATCCTATATTTCTTACAACAGATGTTTCTCCAGACCTGGTTTTAATAGTTATTTTTTCAACACTATTGTTAGGAAAAGCGGAATTTATAGAAATATTCTTAATAGAGAAAAATTCTAATTCTTTAAGTGATGAACAACCATAGAACGCATTGTCATTTATTGCATTTAGTTCACTTTCACAAACAAATTTCTCAAGATTACAATTATAAAAAGCATATGTATCGACCAAATTTATACTTGGAGGAAGTGTAATGTTTTTAAGTGCTGTACAATTGTAAAATAAATAAGGATCTATCTCAGTAACGATTCTAAAATACTGAAATTCATCAAAACTTGTGACTTTTGTTCTAAAGTCACTACTTTTTGCAAATATACTAGTGCTTTGAGAATGCGTTGAAGAATTTCCGTACAAATCGTTGTTAGTAACAAGCATTGCTTCAATTTTTGTCATCTTGTTTGGATCTTGTGCTAAACCATTATCATACATAACATCCATTAAATATGGATTTGTTAATCTGGAAATAGCAATAGAGTCATCAACATAACCTAATTCAATTGATTCCGAAGCAATAACTGTTGTAGGATCAATTCTCTTTTTAACATAAAAATTCAAAGTTCCAGATACAACGTCATAAGGAAATTCTGTATTAGATGGTACTTCTACAGTACAACTTTCGTTGTTAGAACTTATAATAGATGCATAATTTGCAAAATCTCCAGTAAGTTCCCATTCATTTAACATATCTCCTGTTATAGTATCTGTACTATATTCTATAGTATATGTTCTTGTTTGAGGAATTTGATCAAACCTAGTATTTCCAACAATTGTTATTTGTCCATCAGACGGATATACGCGACGTTTTACTGTAATATTTCTAGTCTTTTGTATTGGTTCTCCAACAGCCGGAACATAGAATGCACTTATAACAAGTGTAACGTCTGGATCACCATTTTCTTCTGTAATTAATAAACCTGCATTTTCATCATCAAATTTAGCTTCATGACCAACACCAGAACTAATTACATATAAAATTTCACCACGTCCATCATCACCAACAACTGTAATTTCAAAAGTGCAGTTTTCTCCTTCTAATATAGAATCTTTTCCTTTTGTTCAAACAATTATTTGTGGGGCATTAATATAAAAAGCAGCTTCAGGTAAAAATACATTTTCTCCAAACACTTCTTTTAATAAAGATACCGTTGATTCATTCTCAATTTCAATAATGTTTGCACGTCCACGAAGATTTAACTTACCTCCATTTTTTGCAAATGTAGCAATTTTAACAATATCTGATTCAGATATGTTATTTCATACAATATGATCCATCGTAACACTACATTCACTATCAACAGGGCGATTTGTTAAATTTAATCAATTAAGTAAGAAATTTGGCGAATTTGTAATATTTGGACAATTATGAATATTAATATTTCTAATATTCTTACCTACATCTTGTATTATAACTGTTGTTAAATCAACTAAATCATTTAAGTCTAATGCGGTAATATTAGCAGGATATTGAATTGTTGTAATTGGAGCAGCTGTAGGTAATACAACACTAGTCAATTCTTCACAATTTCTTAAATCAATAGTCTTTAAGTATTTATTTTCATGTAAATCAACTGTTTCGATATTATTATATCCAACCATTGAGAAATTTTCCAAATATTTGGCATTTCCAAGACTTGTAAGTACTGTAAGCGCAGTATTTGGGGCAGATGTTGTTGTACCCAAAATTAAACTATTTAACGATGAATCAAATGCATCAGAATTTATCTTACTAAAATCAATTTGATTAACATAAGGACTTATATGTGATAAATCTAATTCTTTAAAATAAACAGAATTATAGAATTTGAGAGTCGTTCCAATATAATAATCCTCAGTCATATTAAATACGATAGGTACATCTTCATAACCAGGGATATTTAATTGTTCTGGAGTTTCACGTCCAAAACCAAAGATTTGCCCATCTACAATTGGTGTAACCGTAACATATTCATTTGTACCAACACTTTGTGTAACAGGTTTGACCTCGATTCTATTATTAATATAGGCATCTGTTCCATCAATAGCATCATATATTGCAAAACGATTGCTTAATCACCATTGTCTATGACTCTTACGAGGACCTTGTAGTTTATTGAGCTGTAATCTATCAACAGTAAGATATTTGAACTTGTAATCTTCATTATGAGTCCTTTCTGACCATTTTGCAGATTGTTCAATATTAAACATGTTTATAACATTTGTGTAAGTTAATCCAGCAGAATATAGTGCTCTATCAACTTGTTTTACAATAGTCATAAATTCTTCATCTGCTTCTAAATTATTCCAAAGTACTGAAGCATGACCTGCATAACAGTAAGCTGCTGGTGCATCTGGATCATGGCTTTGTCTATCAATTCGATAACCAAACTTAAGAGCACCGTCATTACGAACACCATTGATAGTGTCATTATCGTAATTAATATAAAACCAGTGAATTCCATCTTCTGTGGTAAACATGGCATTTTTAACAGTCTGATCAACAGCACCAAAGCGCATTAAATACACATAATATGCAGCTAATTTATAAACATCAAAATGCTCTCATTTTTCAGCAATAAATTTATTCATTAAATTTTGGTCACTTATTACAATTTGATCATTTTGAACAGTAGTTGCCCCATTAGTACTATTAACTCATCTACAAACAGTTCTTAATGCACCATTTGCACGTTCAGTTTCTGTTGGCTTTCCAGAATCATCCGGATATCTAGATTCAAAAGAAGCTCTTCAACCTTTAGTACCAGCTATATCTTCCCAATGAGAAACATCTGTAAACAAATTACAATCGTAATCTCCGTTGATTACTTCTCAACATTCCATTGTATTGCCATAATCTTCATCAAATCCAGGAATATCGCAGAAACCAAATACAGATTCTGTAGATTTATCATTATTTCAGTTATATTTACCTAAGAAAACAAGAGGATCACTTTCTTTTTTATGATAAAATAATGTAATAGGGAATCCATCAACAGTTGTGCGAACATCATAAGGATAGTTATTTGCTTCTGCAATATGTTGTGCTATAGTTCTACAAGGTGTATCGGAAGTAGGGAAAAGTGATTCATCCTTTAAATAAAATCTATCATCTATGTTCTCTGGAGTAATACGTGCATTTTTCATCACATCGTTTCACAGACGCGCTATACCAGTATTATGCGTCGAAGAAGATTCTGCATAATCTGCTTTTAAACACCATGTTTTAACAGGTTGAGCATTATCTTTAAAAGAATATAAACGTTGTTTACCAGTTAATTCTGTGCCATCTGCAAGAAACATTTGTGTTACATAAGCACTTTGTGTTGTATCTTTACTATCAGCTTGTGTATAGAATCTGAAATTCTTTCTTGGATAATCCATAGATGAAGTACCTTGACAACGCATACTTGGATTTATTAAAGTCATATTTCTAGAGGGATCTTGAAGATTAATAACTTCAATTTTATCCATTCTTACATATGTGCTCTTATCATCTTTTGTAAATCCTTGTAATTTATCAACATCACCTGTAATAATAATTATAGGAGTTCTTGTTGCCAATTTATTATCAGAAATACGCTGACTGTTCTCATAATAAACGTCGTTTCTATCATAAGCATTAACAAGCTCTTCAACTGTATCTCTGTAAAGTATATAGTTATTTAAAATTTCATTTGCAGATAAAGGACGTCTAAAACATTTTATCTGTTTAACAATTATCGTAGCATCCTCAGAACCTGTTATAGAAAGTGTTTTACTTGATGTAAAGAAATCAGTACTAGTATATGGAACAGCACCTGTTAAAATACCGTCTACATATATGTAAAGCAATCTTGAAGAATAATCATCAGATGCAGGATTAATTACAATGCTAACTCTAATATCCTCTTCAGGTTTATATTTTGTATTTACCGTAACATTGTTTCCAGATTTAAATGTAATTTCACTTGCTGTAATCAGCAATCCTTTACCATCCGTTGTTAAATCAAGAACAGTTGCACTCTCGTTAAGAACACGGGATGTTTTAAATTCCATTTCAAAAGTAAAACCTGTATTTTTTACTTCTGTAAGGAAAGGTGCATAATTTGTAGAGAATGTAGCTCCATTTGGAATTACTAATCTATTTCCATTTCATCCAGAACTTTCAGTTCATTTAAATCCAGTAAGTTCGCCTGTATATTCACCGTAACTCCAAGTATGTTTGCTTGTTGAACCATTTGTTTTATCAGAACCATAGAATTCAAACACAGCACCTCTCGCAGGTAAAAGATTGTATGATGATTCTTCAATAAATGCATTAAATATTAAGTCTGAATTATTGCATTCAAATACAAGTGATGTATTTAAACTTTCAAAAGATCTTATTGTGTAAGTATAAGAAACTCCGTTTTCTACATTATACGCAGACTCGTTGGAATCTAATGTAATAGTTAACAAAAGATTATCTTTTGCAGGTTTTGTATATACGGTATATTCTATGTTATAATCTTCATATTGAACTGGACCATGTAAAGGAATTGGTTCTGTAAAAGCATCTATAATGCCAGTAGTATTTGGTACAATAAACTTTGTTAATATTGTACTTCCAGTAAGATATTCATCATCAATTACAAAATCTCTATAAAGAATGTTTGAGTAAAATCGAACATTGTTTGTTGTTTCAATATAAGCTCTGTATTGAAGATTATGCCTTCCAGAACCTAAACTAGCTAATGGTATACGCTTAGTATCGCTAACTTCAACCTCAATATAATCGTCTGTACTTGCATCATAAGGTTGTTTGTTTCCATCGATATATCATTCTAATCTTTTAATACCATTTCCAATAAGGGTAAATGGAACTATAAGTTCTTCATTATTAGTATATACATTGGTAATATTAAAAGTATCTGTCAATGAAAGATTGACAACTTCAAACGTAACACCCTTTGTTTCTGTAATTCCGGTAATTTGTCCTTTAATTGTAAATACAATATTATTTGTACCAACTGTAAGATATTTATCTATATTAAAATTAACCGTAGTGCCAGCATGATAGCTTTCATTTACAACAACATTGTTACTGAGATTGTATGTTACATCTACAGCTTCTGCAAATGTTTGTTGTGTTTTCAAATTACGTGTTTCAAAAGTATAGCTAATATAATTTCCAGAACTTCCATAGAATACAGCATAATAATCTGTAGGCATGTTTACATCTATGGTATACAGAGGATCCATTTGAATTCTATCTTTAATAAGATATTCTTTCTCAGGATTTGCTTGATATTCTTGCATATCATCTTCATCTGCAAAGAAAAAGTGTGTATTTGTAGTAGCATCTGTAAATCCAGCACCTATTCGATCTTGTAAAGAATCCTTAATAAATTTTTGTACAGCTCTACCAGAAACAGGTAAACCACCTGTTGAGGCGTCTCCACCCCAATCTACAGTTTTATCTATATCATTGTCTCATTTCTTTTTTGCCATATTTTTAAATTTTTAATTAACTCAACCATCTGTGTTCGATCAAGGCTGTATATTAATTCAAAAACCTTTACCAAAACAAGATCTAATATATTCTCATACGAGAACAGTACCTTTATAAACAGCCGCTATCACACGGTTATTGTGGTGAGCGGCTGTAATAGATTTATTATGAATCCTCATCTTCGTATGTAAAATAAGTTACGTTTTCATCAACTTCTCCAGATTCTACTAGAGCTTCATACGCAGATTCAGATAAATAGCAGTGTGCTTTTGCATCAAGTTTATTTTCTATTATTTGGTCTATACCTATTGGCTGAGAAATTGAAGGTGATGTAACATCTATATCAGTACGAGTTCATACAATATTGCCTGTTACAGGATCATAATTAGGAACATAAGCAACTTTTGTAAGATCTGCGATAAAACTTCAATAAATTGATTCTACGCCAATTATCTTATTGTTACTCCAAATCGGAATAGGTTTATTTTCATTAGTTGCTTCATGATTCTTTCTACAAGAAAGTAACATATTGTCACAAATAGCAAAATCTGTAACATATTCATCATTTAGATAATACTTTCCTTCTGTTCAAATTCCAGCTCAATTAAATGAATGACCACGCTCAAATTGATTAGAAAACGGTAATGAATTTCTAGTAGTCATATTTCACAATCTTTAAAATATCATCATCAGACATATCTACATATTTATAATATGTAAGTAAATGACAGATATCTTTCATCAACAATACTCTTTCTTTATTGTATTGATGTCCTAAAGCAAGGTTATCAAGTTCATCTTTTAATAACCTAAATAAAGTTCCATTAAGATCCTCCACAGCCACATCCCTTTAAGTTTTTAGCAAACTTCGAGCAAAGGCCATTACAAGTATTTAATCCATTAAGGATTCTCTGTGCTTCGAAGAAATCTTGTTTCTCTATTAAGTTATTTATAACATTTATTGCAGCGAGAAGTATATCTGCCTTTAAAGATAAATCATCGTTTTGTTTACAATTAGCTCTACAATGATTTTTAAGATAATTATTTATAATTTCTCTTTCGGTTAAAATATAACATTCAACCAAAGCATATATAGTGAACGAATAATCATCAAAATAAAAACAATTATCCGGATATTTCTCTCTTAAAATATCGTAAATTTCCTCAAATTCATTTGTTGGATTATAGATAAGATGAATGCTCGCATCTTCATCAACATAATGAACATTATTATTAGAATCAAAATAAAGTCTTTCATTAGACTCACTAACATGATCTTCAGAAGGAATTAACATTTTCTGATAATAATATAATCCATTAGTTAAATCAGGACGTATAAAGGAATCCCGCAATTCACTAACATTGTTAGTGGCTTTAATGGAAACGGTCCCAACCAAAGTAGGATCGTCTCCATCAACCACTTGAAGAAGTCTTTGCAGTACTAAATGTTCATGATTGTTATCAAGACTTCCATCATTAATCCAACGTTCATATGGCGAATTATCAATCGCTTGAAATTCAGAATTTACGAATCCAACTTCCATAAAAAGTCTACTATCAAATGCCATATTATACGTCTCTTATTTGATCATTATACGGATTACCATCTCTGATTTGTAATATTTCTGCTTGAAGTTGCTTTTCTTTAACTTCAATCATTTTATCATTGTAATCCTTCTTATCGTTTGCAACTTTTTCTTCAATATCAACTCTCTGCTTCTCAATTTGTAATTTATATTGATTATTGGTTTGTAATTGCTTCTGCAATGATTGTAATTCAGAATTGAGTTGCTCAAGTTGTCGTTCATATTGTTTTTTCTCAGCAGTCATTTGCTCAACTTGTTGCTGAAGTTGAGAAATCATGTCATTTTCAGCTTTCTTTTCTTTAAGAGCTTTATCCATGTATCTTTTAAGCTGAGTCATATTTTTAGCGCGAATGATTGCAATAGAATCTTTAGCATCAACCATACCTGCTTTTACAAATTCTACATTAATTGCTTGTATTTGATCGCGCATCCTATAAGTTTCCGCACTATCCTCTATATGAATATCAAAATCGGTCATCGTGTAATATTTAGGAAGTGCAGTAAATGTTTTAACCAATCTATCTCCAAGAATAATAGTACCAGTAATACCATCTTTATACACATACTTAGAAAGATTTAACATATCGTAATTCATTTCCTTGTACATCAAATCCATAGCATGAAAATATTGCTTAGTAAGCAAAGTGGATTGATGAATGCCAACTTTTACATTAGATACAGCGTCTCGTTGTTCAATCTGTCCAAGTTTTTCAGCAAATACACCTGTTATTGCAGATGCTTGTGCTTCAACGCTATCTATTGCAATTTGTATTGCTTGAATAGATTGTGCTTTGATAGTATCATCAAATCCGTTAAACGTTGTATTAAGAATCTGTGCGCCTTCCTGTGAAGAATCATATAAAGCAATACCATTTTTCTTGTATGCTAATCATTTCATAACTCTTTCTGGAAAATCAACACCAAGTGCTACTGGAAGATGTGCAATATCAATCCAATCTCCAACGGTTCCACTAGTTGCTATAAGATTATCTCTGGAGTATAACAAAAGATCGTATTTGTCCTGTAAATCCATTGTAGCAAGCATTAAACTATAAGGTTGCCCGTTTTTATCATTAAAGAACATGCCATTTACAGTTAACGATACATCTCTTGGATTAGTTCTACTTTGAACATAAAATTCCGGCTCTCCTCTAGTAATGTAAATACTATCGCCAATTTTTACACCTTGATGAAGAACAGAACGATGTTGTTTTTTATCTCATTCAATCCATTCACATTCGTATACTTGAATTAGATTTGAATTTGTGTATTTATATTGTCCAGCATCATCTCAAGGAAACACTGGATGAACTTCCAAACCAGCTAAAATACCAGGTTTTGGTTCATGAGGTTCTCCAAGTAAACTAGCATCATCTGCATATAAAGCTCCTGTAGAACGAACTACAATTGATCTATCACCTCTATCACGTCTTCCAGAAAGAGTATTTAATTTATTAATGGCTTCACCTCCAAGTTCGTCTAAATATTCGTTTAATATTTGTTCTTTAGTTAATCATCGTCTTATGACAGCTCTTCTTGATTTATTCAAGTAAAATTCATTTGGATTTCTTTCAATGAATGTATCAAGTGGGTTAAGAATTTCTAAGCCAATGTTATCATTCTTTTTTCTTGTTCTAAAGTAGCAAATACCTCCAATTAATAAATCGGTAAATAATTCTTTTGCTTTATTCTTAAGATCGATATCTCTTGAATGTTTTATATATTCAAGAATATTTTGTGCAGCTATTTCATAATCTGAAACAAAAGAATTTTCAACATCTTCTTTTATACGCTGCAATTCCTTTTCTACAAAAGGATCGTTGATAGGTTGTTCATTATTTAGAAGGATATTTACTATTGTGTTTTGTAAATATTTCTTCAAATAATCATACAGAGCCTTATCTATTTTTAATTGTTTATCTCTTAAAATATTTGAGACGGTTTCTTCATCCTTACAAGTTACTTGTAAATCTGGATCGAGTTCAAGATATTCGCCAACTAAAACATCAATATGCTTTTTAATTAACGGGGTGAATCCAACAGATGTAGGGACTCCAATACCGTAGTTTTCCTCAATATGTCTAAATTGTTCGGCATCACGAATGCCATGATAATAATTGTACGCCTTTTTAAGAGCAATTTTATCATAAACTAATTCACTTATACATGAATTAATTTTTTCAATTTCTTTTTCCTTTATCATCCTAATTCTAATTCACCATTCTCGTTACATGAAAGTGATGGAAGTTCTCGTTCAGTTCTTCAATACTTTACTTCATGAAGTCTCCTTTTACGAATTTCTTTAGCTATAAATTTCTTAAAGTTTTCTTCATCACCTTGATAACTGATTACTAACGGAATAAGTTCTCTATTTAAAAACAAATAAAGTGTTCATATATCGTCTTCTTGAGAAACCTGTAATTTTGATATATATTCTCGTTCAGTAATATCGTTAATTATTTGTTTAATCTCTTCTTCTATTGCCGTCATCTGGTTTCATATTTATTTTTATTAGGAATTGCACCATGTTTTATATGGCCGTTTTCATCTCTATAATATCCAAAGTCTTGTCATTGAGCTGCTTTATCTACAACCTTAGTTGGAGTTATTCCGTATAGTTCTTCATCTCCAAGCTCTGCCATTTCTAAAGCAGCCACCATATCAAATTTACGTTTCTGACTATAAGAATATTTTAATAATTGTTGAAGCATATCTGGAAAATCAATTGTATATCAATAATCATTAAGAAAGTTTCCAATCAATTCCAAACCATGTTTAATAACAGCTTCTGTACCAGGAACTCCAATTAACTTCTTACTAGGTATTTTGCGAGCCTTATTTGATACTGCAAATTCAGGTCGTTTCATTAATCTATCATCGGCTTTTCGTTCTTGCAAAAATCTCTGGATACCTATTTTTGTATATTCAAGCATTGCATTGCAATTATACCATACAAGTAATTTGTGCACAGTTTCATATGCTTGTCGTATATCTTTAGGTCTATCCTTATATATAGCTACGTATTTTGGATCATCCATTCCTCTAACACGTTTTTTAATAACTATACAGAAATCAGAAACATCACCATCAGTTGCAGAGTCATCTCTACCTTGATCTATTGCATCAATACCTGCAACATACAGATTCTTATAAGTAATCCCATTTTCATCTGTTATTGGAGGCTCTACAACTAATATATTACCGTGCGGATTTTCATAAGCGTTAACTTTTACCCACTGTTTTTCAGTAGTTTTATCTCACAGAAGCATTGTTCGTTTAGGTTCAATCCAATCTTTCTTTATCATAATTTGAGCCATTCTTGCAGCAATTAATTCTGCATCAAACATATTCTCTCCGGTTTTAGAGAGAGCTTCTTCTGGAGTAAAACAATGTTCTGCACATTCATCAAGATAATCTTGACCGTGAAGTGTTTTGCGATATTCTTCATAATATTTCTTAAATTTAATTCAATCTGTAACACCTCTACTATCAAGATAATCACTAACCAATGCAAATTTGTGAGACGGACAAAAGAAACACGTTAATTCTGGATTTCCATCAGTACTATCATAATTCTTAAAAGGTAATACTTTGGCACCTTTTGGATTCTTAAACATTGTAGACAATCCTTCAAGTGCAATATCATCTCCCAATTTGTTACCATACGGCTTTTTATCCGTATTTCTTACATTTCTTAATTCATGTAAGTTCAGCATATCTTTTCACCCGTTCTGGGTGTCGAGCACTCGTGGAGGGATTATATTTATTCACCCTCTATGCGTTACAATATCTCTGAACCTTACGTAATTCCAGAGATTATCTCGGGATTTCCATCTCAGGATTCCCCGATTTTGCTCGATTGTAATGTAGAAGATTCCTCTTCTACACGGCAGAACTTTTGATAAATAGTATACTTTCTATCTAGATAGATTGTAGCATTTTGATAAAGAAGTCTTGCAATTTTACGCGCTTTTAATGTATTAAATGATAAAACTCAAGCTTTGTTTTCATAAGCATTACATGATCCATTTTTAAGTGTACCTCCGAGACCAATCGTGTCTCTTATACCAGATAAAAACATAGGTGTTCCTGCTACAGCAAGATTAAATATTAGTCCATATTTTCCATTATATAAACCAATAGTACCATCTCCATCTCAATAACCTCTAATAAAATGTCGTATAAGAGATTTTTCAGCAAATATTTTTTCATCTGGCCATTGTAACACTAGTGATTTACAAGGAACACAACCCTTTTCATTTAATGTATTTCAAAGATGTTCATTTCTTACAGACATTCTACACATTGGATATTCCTCACCCTTACAAGTATCAATTCTAATTTCAACATCATCACCTTGTAGAAAGGATTTGAGCTTTAATATGTGATTTAAATCAACTGTAGAAAGATTGATTTCAAAACGATGTCCTTCTGAACTAATATTACCATCAGCGTAAATAAAACCTAATCAATAAGCCTTTTCCTCAGTGTCTATAACATCAAATACAGTTTCATCTATTCTACATCGATTTTGATAATTAATGACATCTATATTGCGTTCTTTCAAATACTTGGAAATTGTTTGCCTTTTAACCCCATATTTTCTTCCAAGTTTTGTAAGACTTCTTTCTTTTTCTGGAGTATCTAAGTACTCCTGGATAATAATATCCATTTGTTTTAAATAACTTTCTCTATCTAATGTACTCATATACAAAAGAAATTACTTGTTAATACTATTTATCTTTTATCTACCAGTTCCAAGAAATATCTTTGTACCAAAGTGTTTACCACCTAATTCAACAAGAGAATCTCCTTGAATTCAGGATTTAGAAAGAACTGGATTAGAACCAGCTTCTTCAAAAACTAAACGGTCTGTACGATCACCGCGAATTTTTCCAGGTTTATCCGCAACAATTGTATGTATTTCTGCCATTCAACCTATTTCAGCACCTTCTTTTGTTTTCTTAGATGCTCTTTTAGTATCTGCGTTATCGACTACCTGACGGATATGTCTAAAACCAAAAGCAAATGTATTTAACCAGTTTAATTGATATCAACATTTATTTTTTAAAGAAGTTAATTTAGTATCATCGAAGGCAGTTAATACTACACGATAATTAGGATTTGATGTGTATGGTCGTACAGACATAGCTGCTGTCATTTCAGACCAACCTCAATTTGTTACCCTAAGAGCTTTTTATCTCTTAGTTCTCATAGTTTCCTATGAGTTCAGCGCACATTTTCATCCCGTTGGGATGTTCCACACTCGTGGGAGAATTATTACTGTTACTATCGTTCATCTCCTGCGCGTTACGGTACTCAGCAATCAACTGAGTTACCTCGGTATTAACATAATGATAAAACTTATTGTGTTTACGCATCATATAAAAATTAGAATCTTTATAAAACAAATTGTATAGTTTAGAAAGTTGTGTTTTTGGAATTCTAATATCATACATATCATCTCTTTTATAATATCCAAGTCTACTGTTTATATTATGTTTATTTAAATAATATTGAATATCTTCAAGCATTGTTTTTGTTTTACAACAAATAGATACATATGTTCTAAAGTTCTCATTTTTCTTTCATTTTAGATCTGGTTTAACGTACGATCCAATAATAGAACCATCTCCATCAAAATAACCTCTGATAAAGTGTCTAATTAAATCTTCATCCATATTAGGAATATGATTTTCTGAATAAGTTTTATTGTATCCGATTCCTAAATTAACCAAATCTGTACAAATTTTAGAAGAATTTATATCAATTCCTAATGAATTGTGACATTTGTATTCAATTCCGTTTCTAGGATTAATGCACGTTCTATTTTCTAATGTTCACATTCTAGAATCTGGAGCAATTATGTCTTTTATTAAATAAATTAAATCTGAATCACATTCTTGCATATGTATTCTAAAGGTTTTTCTTTTTTCATCAATAGAACCATCAGAAGCATATAATCCCAAAATGTAAGCTTGCAATTCTATTTTAATTTCACTAAAGAAATCTTGTCTAACTCTTCTATTAGAATGTACTCCAGAAGAAAAAGGATAATTTTCTTCTATAAATTTAATTTGTTCTTCTTTATTCATAATTTTAATGTTTGCGTGATTATATCACATGTTTTATCATCTTAGTCTTCACCGATTTTGCGGAATTTATTACCTTATAATTACTTATAAGGAGAGCAAGTTGTTTACTCCTCTTCCCTTCAATGCACCAACATTTAAACCTAATTTTTCCGCCATTTCTACGTAATGAAACCACTCATATTGTTTAGAAAGGAAACTTGGAAAATTATACTCACGTCCTGTACCAGCAGTTGCATCTTCAAGAACTGTTTGCATTCTATAATAATTTAAAAAATAGTAATGATCTCCAGTAATGCGATATTTTCCAATAGTTAAGCCATTTTTAATCCTATCCATTTCTCTAATTCAGAATTTCTTATTAGGAACAGATCCATTAGGAAATTCTGTATATTTTCCAGTAGTCTGAAATTTAATTGCCATTTCTCTAAATGGAGTAGGATTAAAATCCAAACCTTGTTCCATTGTAATAGGTCGATATCCAGTAATCTCATAAGACAGTTCTGAATCAAAATATTCAATCTTTTCATCAATAGGTACATCTCACTCTGCATTATTTCGTTTGTGGTGAACTCAGATCTCATCTTTTAGTTCTTGCAAGGAAGATGAATCTATAGATTCAATTTTTTTATTTTTCTCTTCAAACAACTGTCTTATTAAACTTTCTTCGTAGTTATCCGAAAATTTATTTGCATTTTTAAGCTTTTTTTCTTTCTTTTCAATCGGAGTTTCTACTAATTTTTTAGCCTTCTTAGGCTTTTCCTTACTCAACAACTTCGGATCAACTATATACTTTACCATATTATTCATTAATCAAACAGTCCTTGTTCAACATCACCTCTAATCTTAGATTGAGCTGCTAAATCAGTTTTATGTGTTTGCTCTAACTCTTGAAGAGTTGTTCTCATTACACTGATTTGTTTAATTGAATCAAGAATGTCTTTCGCTTTGTGAATTGGTTTGCCGTCAACATCCGTTTCTGTAAAATCAATATTATCCAAATAAACTTGAAATTTATATAAAGTACGATATGCTACTTTAATTGAAGTAAGAATTGGATCGGCATCTTGCAATTCCTCATATTTTTTATAAGCAGCGGCAAAAACCTCATCTTGAAGGTCTTTTTCTTTAAGACCAGAATCAATTAATGCCGCTTCTTGTCTATCTTTTATTGGAGATTTAAAATAAGGTGACTTAAAATCAAGAACCAAATAAATATAAGTAAACTCCTTATAAGCTCTAAGTCGTTTCTCTCCAGTTTTATCTTCCTTACATTTATTTCTTTCTGGTTCTCATAAGTCTGCAAATTCTTTAATTAATAATATGGAGTAATCGTCTATTTGAAGTGTGTTAGTAACATTATCAAATATAAAGATTTGCATATATTATTTTATTTTTAATTTATGTCTTTTTGTAACTTTTCCGCCACATTTAAAACCAACTGGTGTAATAGCTCTTAAATTCTTTGCAATAACATCATTATTACCATATTTCTGATAATAAGATTTCTCACTAGTAAATTCAGTACCATTTGTAGCACTTACTACACCGCCATTATCTTGTCTAAGTATTAATGGTCTAAAGCGTGACATAATCATTTCATACTCTTCTGATAATGGAGGATAAACTTTGTTTAATCAACCATTAGGAGTGGCAATTTTCTGTGTAATAATAGTATCACCTGGCGCAGGAATATAAACATGTGTATTTGCTGTATTTCCTCCAACAGATGCAGATTCAAACCAGTGTTGTCCATTGTTTGCATCTTTAGCAAATCCAACTTTACGATTCTTAGCTCTACCTGAATCAGCAACCTTTTTAGCAGCTTTTGTTGCAGATCTTAATCCAGCATTTACTATTTTATCTCCTTTATCAGCAACTTTCACACAACCGCAATCTCCACCGTTCTTAAATTTAGAAGCAAGTTGTTGTAATTTACCTCCGCATTTAAACATTCCTTTAGGTTGAAATATTGATATAATATTTTGTGCAGATTCCTGATCCTGTCCATTACTTTTAATAAATGCATCAACAGAAGCCTGAAGTAAAGATAATGTTTCAACATCTTTTGCTTCAGCAAGAGCTGTAAGACGAGATGCCACAATATTTTCTGGAATCTGTAGAGCATTGGTTACTGTAAAGATTTTCTTTGCTAAATCTTCACCAGTACTACCTCCATTTTGAAATTTAAAATTCATTTTTAAACCTTAATTAAATCTTTAGTAGAAAACAAACCTTCTTGCATCACTTGATTCTTATCAAACCATCTACATTTAATGCCAAGGAACATGTTTTCTTTCTCATTAGTTTCTTTATTATAAAGAGATCTGGAGACTTTCTCCACTACCCACATTACAGGCTTATTTTGTACATTATGCCTAACTTGACATAAATCACCTGGATTATAAAACACATGGGTATCATCAATTTCATTATACATCATTTTTACGTAATTTTTTCATTAAACATTTAAATATATTAATTTTCTCTGATTTCTTAACAATTCTACAAGATATGTTTTGTTCAGAGATTTCAAAGAATCCGGCTTTACGAAATGGTATTGGATGTGCAATATGTTTAATAACATACACATCTTCTCCAGCTTTTACGTTTTGGCATTTAGGGCCAACTGCAATTACTTTTGCACAAGCCACATATTCTTCATTGTCTTCAACTTCACCAGAATCTGTAGAGTTAACTTTCTGCGAACTCTGAATTCCAAAAATTAAACCAGATTCTGTTCGCTGTATTTCTCTATAGGGATTTTCGTCATAAAATTTAATTAACACTCCCGTATTGCAAGGGATTATGTTGAATTCACCCTCTTTAATGCCTTCTACTTGTTTAGATATAATTGTATCAGACATTAATTTATTCCAATCATCAATTTGCATATTACCATTTATTCAATTCACATTTTTCTTCATTCACTCGAGTTTTCGCAGATAATACACATCCACATAAAGAGCAGATGTATTCATCTCCAAGTAAATGTCTTTTATATTCACACGCCATACATATTTGTAGACGTTTATTTGCTATTTCTTGATTCTTACCGGTAAGTTTGTTATATCATCCGGTTAAAATTCTTCCAATCCAATTTATCATTTTCCATTAATACAGTGTGCAGATAAATTTTTAACGCGCCAAGAAAGATGACAACCACACCCGTGTACTCATCCCGCATGAGGAAGCCTTGATGTCATTCCAGTCTTAGGATCCATTCATTTCTTATTATCACATGTTGGCCCATATACAGGATCTGTTTTCATAAGTGGGCACTTTTTACATATTTCCAATCGTTGTTCTGCTGTCATATTACCCTATTTTATATGGATCAATCCTATCTAATTGTTCTTTGATTTTAAGCTGATTTTCATAATGCTTTATCATTCTTTCAACATCATTTTTACAATATTCCATTGGATATTCCGTTTGCTTACCAGATCTATCAATATGTATTATCGATAAACCTTTTATTTCAAATTCTGGACGAATCTGTTGAAGAATTCAACAATAAGTGCTAAGTTGTAAACGATAGTGTTCATAATTACAATCCATAAAGTTATTTAAAGGATATTTCATACGTTGTACATCTTTTCGATTCTTATCATAGAAACTTCTTTTCTTAATCTCTTTATTCGTCTTTCAATCTAAACATCATATATCGTTATTACGCTTTACTATAAGGTCAGCTTGTCCAGCAATACGTAATTTTCCACTAGGTGATGTTCAAGACATTAAAAATTCTGGATAAATTGCATTTTCAATATCCAATTCATAATAATTTCTGGGACATTCATATAAACCAGAGGCTTCTGCATATCCAAATCTTCCTAAATCAAATTGAGTATTATTATAAAAACTGTTTTCAAATAAAGAATGTACATAAGATCCATGGCTACAAGCCTCATCGCGTGTTTCAGCTCATTGTTGCTTTATTTTATCAACCTCAGCATTAAAATCAGCTTCATTTATCTTATATTTGTCTAATAAAGCTGAATCTCATCTTTTGGTGTTTTGCAATTTTAATTTTATGTTACTTCAAACATCTCCATCTAAAAACAGCTCTAAAGCTTTATATTTAGCTCAAAATTCTTCGTCAAATTTGTTTTCATATTCTCCAATTAAAGTAGTCACCGAAATATAATGAGAACCATTGTTTTTATTTACATATAGATGATTAGCATCATTAAAAAATAATTCTGAGTTTTCTTTATCTACACTCAATCCATACAACTCCTTGTATTCAATTCCTTCAAGTTTTGGCATAATTCATTAACATTGCACATTTAAATTATATTGTATCTTTATTCTATATTTAATCTTTGTTTTTCTTCTAGCAATTCATCTGGTGTAAGTTCGGCATATCCAAACGGAGGTTTACGATCTGGACACGCAAGACGACTGCAGCGCATCATTTTAGCTTTAACTAACTCAGACCGAGTTTCATCTAGCTTACATCTAAGATCAGAAATAATATCATCTTTCTCTTGAATAAGAGCATCTTTCTTATCAAGTCTTTCGTTTAATTTTTCATTCTGTTCTTGGAGTTCGTTTGCAAGTTTTTCTCATCTATTATCTTCTTTTTCGGCATTATCAATTTTCATGCCCTTTTTAGACTCCTTAATTGTTAATAAACTTAATAATCCGCCACCAGCAAGTGCACTTATAGCAGCAATTATAATTGATAATCAATCCATTCTTATATTTAGTTAAAATTTAATTATTGTATTCCATTCTTATTTGCATATTATTTTTCGGGGCAAATATAATAATTTATTTTGACATTTGCAAATTTTATTTGGAAAATTCAAAGAATTTTCCTATATTTGCACAGAAATCTTAAAATGAATAAATTATGAATGATAAAATTAAATATTTAGTAGAATTAATGAAGAAAGGGAGTAAGATACACATAAAACCTTCTCAAAAAGGTTCTTTTACCAAATACTGTAATGGAAAGGTTACAGAGGAGTGTATTCGTAGAGGAAAAAATTCCCCTAATCCTAAAATAAGAAAGAAAGCAGTGTTTGCACAGAATGCACGGTCATGGGCGAAAAAACATGCTTTAGGTGGAAGTCTTGTTAAATCATTAGTATAATATGATAAATAAAATTTATGTTAGTGATGGTGGAGAATTAAATGCATCTAAAATTGAATCTAAAAGGTTTTGGATACTATTAGATAATGGACATGCGCGCTCAACAAAAGGGAAAAGGAGTCCTGTCCTTGAAGACGGAAGACAGCTTTTTGAATACAAATTCAATAGAGATATTGTAAGAAGGATTACGACAATGCTTGATAAAGAAGGTATTTCTTACATTATTATCACACCTGAAATTGATTATGACGTTCCACTTTTAGTTAGAGCAAGCCGAGTAAATCAGTATTGCAATAAATTCGGAAAAGATAATTGCTTACTTATATCTATACACGCAAACGCGATGGGAGATGGTTCTACATGAAATTCTTGTAGAGGATGATCTGTATGAACAACTAAAGGTAAAACTAAATCAGATAAATATGCAGATATTCTTTTTAAAGAGGCGAAGAAAATCCTGCCATCTTACGGGATGACTTTAAAAAGTGATTTATCAGATGGGGATTATGATTTTGAAGATAATTTTACGATTATCTATAAAACAAAATGTCCAGCAGTATTAACAGAAAATCTGTTTATGACTAATAAAAAAGATTGCGAATTTTTATTATCTGATGAAGGAAGAGATGTGATTGCACAAATTCACGTTAATGCTATAAAACAAATAATAAATGAGAACAAAGAAAGTTAATAAAGCAGAACCGTTTCAAATTCCTGCAGATAAATTTATAATTGGTGCAAGCGCATCTGGATATACTTTAAATTATTCTGCAGATGGTATTAATTGAACGGCTTGAGATGAAGCTACTGCTTCAAATACAAATCAAGTTGTTGTAGGAATTCCAATAAATACTTATATCAAACTTGTTGGCAATAATACCGATAACATTTTAATTAGATGATAATATGGGGATAATTAATTTTTACAATGTAAGTAAAGGCAGCGGAAGTAGCGGGACTAAGATGAAAGTTATATCAAAAGTAGCAACTTCAACTGAAGCACTTGAAGATAATACTTATTATAACTATACTGGAACTATAAGCAATACTGAATTTGTACTTCCAAATATTGTATCTGATGGATATATTCATAATATAATTATATCTTTTACTGCAGATACAAACAATAGTATTACTTTTAGCGCACAAGCAAATATTAAGTATTTTGATGGATATACTATTGAAGATGATACTACTTATGAAATAAGTTGTTTATTTAATGGTACAAATTGAATAATTGCTTATGCTGTCATTGCTTAGACGAAGAGAAATGAGTAACATTGAAGTTACTCCAAGTCGTAAATTTCTAACATTTCGATCTCCACAAGGAAATGGATTGCGTATTGCTGCATATGGTACTAACAACGCACACATTTATTATTCCTATGATAAAACTACATGAAATGAGTGAGATTGGAATTCTACAAAAACTTTTAGTAACACCAATCCACTATACTTATGTGGAGATAATCCAGGCGGATTAAGTTTTGCTGATTCTCAATATATAAATTTTGTACAAACAAATGATAATAATCCTTGGTCGTGTTCGGGCAATATAATGAGTTTGATATCATATAATCTAGAAAGCTCAGATACAACAATACCGTGTAGTTACTGTTTTACTTCTTTATTTAAAGATTGTACACAATTAACTTTCGGACCTTTATTACCTGCAACTACATTAAAAACTTATTGTTATCAACAATTATTTAGAGGATGTACATCATTAACACAAGCACCTAATCTTCCTGCTACAACACTTACAAATTACTGTTATTATTTTATGTTCCAAATGTGTACATCTTTAACGCAGCCTCCAATAATGCCTGCAACAACACTTGCAACAAAATGTTATTCGTACATGTTTGCATTAAGTGGATTAACACAATCGCCAATTCTTCCTGCAACAGATTTAGGCAATAACACCTTATGTTATGAGTATATGCTATATGGAACAAAAATTACAACAGCACCTGAGCTTCCTGCTACTACATTAAGTACACAATGTTATCTTGGAATGTTTTTAAATTGCACAAATCTTATTAATGCTCCAGAACTTCCAGCTACAATTTTACCAAGTGAATGTTATAGAGAAATGTTTAAAGGCTGCACAGCTTTAGAAATAGCTCCAGCATTAAATGCTACATCAGTGCTTAGTGATAGATATCGAGAAATGTTCTATGGATGTTCATCACTTAGAAATATACGCTGTTTGGCTACAGGAAGTACAGGTTTTACATCTTGGGTAGTAGGAGTTGCAGAAACAGGTATATTTACAAAAGCTAAAAATACATCATGGGCAATTAGTGGAAACGGTATTCCTGCAGGATGAACTGTTATAGAAGTTTAGCAATTTAAATATATCACACCTTGATATTCCAGAAGATTTTGAAGAAATAAACAATTTAAACAATTTTTAAAACTTTTAACAATGAACGATCTTAAAACACTTAAACAAGCTATAGACAGTGTAGAGATACCTGTCGATATTCCTGAAGGAGTAACTCCAGAATTAGCAAACGAATATGTATATACACCTTATGTAGATGAAACCAAACTATCGGTTGCAGAAGATATTGATCTTAGAAAAAATGTAGATTTTGAATTTACAATTGGTATAATGGTAGAAGAAGAATTTGTTACAGGCGAAGCTACATTAACTCAGGGTAAAACCGCACAAATTATTGCAGAATTTAATCCAGAATCAGCTGAAGCTTCTATGACTTACGAATCGTCTGATACAAGTGCAGTAACCGTTAGTAATACTGGTTTACTTACTGTAACAGACAAAGTAAGTGCTTCTACAACTACTATTACAGCTACTTGTAAAGGTAAGACAGCAACACTTGTTATTAATGTACCAGAAGAAACTGTGTAAACATATATCTTATAAACGAAAAATCCCGGCTCTTTCGAGTCGGGATTTTTTTATTGTGATACAATAGGCGGATATGGTGAGCCTCATTGAATATCTGTAATTACTAAGTTATTATTATTAGTATATTTTCAAGCAGGTGTGTTTTGTTCACTTTGTGGATATCTACATATTACATATCCTGTTTCATAAGACCCTTGTCCATCAAATTTATATAAAGTTGCAAAATAATAATTATACTGTGAATCCGGATTTACTTGTTGTATTACAATACGCCACGAATCATATATATAAATTCCTTCTGGATAATGTGAACTATAATTTGAAGGAAATGGAAATGATAACATACCATCAAATACTTTTTCGTGGAAAGGACTATTTTGATCCAATAATGACGTTCCATTAGTAGGATCTATGTATTTTTTCACACCAGATATATTTAATGATCTATAACCATCGTTAAACTTATAAGGCGCTAAAACAGCACCAGATGAAGAGCTTACAGCACTATTCATAGTTGCATTGATTACAAAAGAACTTGGTAAGGTTTGTGATGAAGATATTTGTCTAAGTTGCCCAACAGTAAAATTCAATCACGTTGGTTCAGTTAATACAGCAATGTCATAAATCAGATTTGTTATCGTTAAGTTTATTATCTTAACCTCTTATGCTTCTTCTTTGCATAAGCTCAGCGTACCTTTTCATCTAAAATAGATGTCGAGCACTCTTGGAAAGATTATATTTATTCACTTTCTACGCGTTACGGTGTTCCCGGGCCTATTCGTAATCTCGGGAATTACCTCGGGATTCTCACTCCCAGAGTTTCCCGATTTTGCTCGATTATTCGATAAAGATTTCTCTTTAAAGCGGCTTTATGGTTGAATAAAACCGGAAGGACCTAAATTGTATAACACTGTTTCCCCATCAGTATCAAGGAATTCTAAAACAATGTCTCCATTGTACATTCCAAACCTTGCTCTTGGTACAGCACCATTTTTAATTTCAACAACACCTTCTTTAATTTCAGCATTAACTCCAGAAGAAGTGCCAGTATTAATTTTATTGGCTCAAAGATTACTAATGTCAACACGATTTGCATCTAAAACAATTTGAGTACCAGCGCCATTTGTTGCACAATTACTAAGAATTTGAATACCTGCAGCAACAGTATTATCATCCTTTACTAACAAGGATATTTTATGAGAATCTTGTTTAATTGCAGACATTTCGTTTGTAACAAGTTTTTTACGATAACCTGTTGGTTCAGGACCTCCTGTATATGGAATTACGTCACCTGTCTCTATATTTACTAAACAGAATGTATTATTGCTTACAGTACTTGTAATACTATTATCAGCAGCACTTCATTCAGTACGTGCATCATTAATAGCTCCATTCAAATCAGTTCTTGTAACAGCATTTGTAAGAGCTCCTTCTGCAGCCGATAATCTTGATGCAACATTTGTAAGAGTATCACCCATTGCATTACCAACATTAAGATTAATTTCAGCAGCAGCTGCATCTGCAATTATGTCAGCAAAACTTTTTTGATCAGCGTCTTTATAATTAGTAATAATAGAAACTAAACTATTTTCTGAATCGATGTTTACATTAGCATAATTTCCTTCAACTGCACTTAAACGATCTACAAGTCCGTCCAAATCAGATTGAATTGCTTGTACAACTTCATTTTTAATTTGATTATAATCTACAGCAGCTTGATCGTTATAATAACGAACAATATAAGCATTGCTCTGATATACCGTACCATCAGAATATGTAACTCTTGTAAATGCTCACAAATAAGGTGTTGATGACGAAAGATTTATAGTATTTGATGCTGTAATCCATCCATCTGTTGTAGGATCAACATTTTCTGCAGGAGGTACGACTCCGGTAGAAAGATTAAATGCTTTAAAGTAACTTACTTGTCCTACAATACCTTTACCAGCAGCACCATTTTCTCCTTTAATTTTCGAAACAACTCAATCACTTCAAACATTGTTATGTCTTCTACAAGTAGCCATGTATGTTGCATCAGTAAGTGAATCTGACCAATTACCTAAATTATTAGATAAGCAATCCGCTCTCCATTGTGCCTCATCAATACCTTCATCAGAATTATTGATATAATTATTTAAATTCGGAAGTAAAGGTTTGGTAAGCCAAGGATAATCATCAGAATATTCTACTTGAAAATTAGGTGTATCTGAAAGCTTTCTTGGAGAACTCCAACCTACGTTTACGTCATCTCCAAACAATCTACTTGTCATCCAAACATCACCATTTCCAGCAGGAATGCTATCATACCAAGTGATTCCAGTATGAGGAGTGTGATCAGCTTTTTCTGTAGCAGTAGGAATAGGATTTTGTTTCGTACCACCTATAGGAATATCTGTAGAAAGGTTCTCAGAACTGCGAGTAAAAGCAAACGATGTAAATACAGAAACATCTGCATAAGGTCATTTACTCCAAAGAACAGGTTCAGAATAATATTGCCATACACCATCTTTTTCCTTTCTAATAGAACAGAATTCATAAGGTTGTGTTGAAGCAACATCTAAAGGATCATCTGACCATCCCCTATTTCATCCATATTGTTGAGCGATTGGCCCAGGAACAAATTCATCTTCTTGATAAGCTGCTTTAAGTTCGTTCACATTAATACCACTATCATATTCAAGAGCAACTTCAATAAGATTTTGTTCGTCTATAGGAGGTCATGCTGTAGAAATTAAATGATATTTACCATCTGTTGATGTTTCTGGAGTTAATACTTCGGCATCTGTAGCTATTCTAAAGATGTATTCAACACCATCACCATCGGTTCCATCCCCACCTCAAATAGATCAAATAGTTGGGTTTGATCAAACTGACCATTTGTTTGTTTCCTTATTTAACTTTCTTGTACAAACCGCTTCAATAAGATTAGTTTCTCCATCAATACCTTGTGGTTGATCTGTTCAACCTTCTGGAACATAATCAGTTACGTCAGGATCCGAATAAGGTGTTTCAAGATTTCCAAATTCAGTTAAATCTGCACAAAGTTTATAAATAAACTCTACACTATTTCCATCTACACCATTGCGTCCATTTTTACCATCCTTTCCATCTCTTGCCGAATTTATGCAGAAAGGATCTGACCAAGTTCCAATAATATTACCAGTACTTGAGAAAGTACCCATTGAAAGATAAGTATACATACCCTCTACATGAAGGTTGTCTGTAGATCAAGTAACAGTTTCTCCAGTATTAAGTGTAGAAGTGATTGGTCCAACAAGTTTATTAGTTGCAGAATTCCAAGTACCGCCGTTAGGAATAGAAGGTTCCAATGTAAGAAGTGGTAATTCGGCATAAATTAAAAATGTCCTTGTAATAACAGGTGCTGTTGGTTCTTCAACCGTTGTGACTTGAATTGGCTCTGTCCAAGGTACATATACATAAGAATCCCCAACTAATGTATAAGACATTCATATATTTCCAGTAAGTCCATCTGGTGTTGATCATCCTTCTGGAAATGTTGTTGGATCCTCGGCACTCATTGGTGTTACAGGCTTTGCGGGTTTTGTTTCAGAAGCCTTATAAACTGGAATAAATAGTAACGTATTGCCACCCCCACTTCTAGAAATAGAGAGAATTTTTCTTGGATATGTAGTTGGAGAATCACAATAATCAACATCAACGCCCATTTCTATAATAGCGTCTCTAATGTCATTAAATGTTTGTCTAATTGCCTCTAACATACTATTTTAATTGTTCATATATTTGTTTAGCGAGATTATATCTTTTTCCTATAGCATATTCTGTATGTTTTGGTCTAATAAAGTTTGCGGTTAATGCAGAAACAACATTCTCTAAATCATTTCCATTAAATGCATCAATTGCATCATATTTTTTAAATAGAGCACTTGATAACCATCCATTAGAATTTTTATAATCTCTTATTTCTTTTATTATTAAGTCTATCTGTGAATCTAAATCATCAGTTGCTGTAAATCTATTTCCATGCCACTGAAATAAACCTTTTGCTTTTCCATTATCACCTATAGATAACGGATTGGCTTTAGATTCTTCTGCAACTGTAGCAAGAATTGCTGCTGATTGTTGAGCAGTAAATCCAGCAGCTTTCAGTTTATCTGCAATTTGATTTAGATTTGCCATATTGGTGCCAGGTATTTCTGCCAATTCAATTTTCTTTTCTGGTTTTAAAGGAGGTTTAACACCCTGTTTAAACGGATTAAATTCAAGATTGAATTGTTTTTGATAAGGTTCTGGAAAATTGCTTTCCAACATTGTTCCATTTTGAGCTTTAAGAATTCCTCCACGTTTAGCAATTAAGGTAAATAAACCTTCAACAGCTTTTCTATCTGGGCCAATATGTCAATGTGCACCAGTAGCATGTGTTTGAGCCATAATATCTGGTTTAGTTTCATCTAAAATCCCATATCCGTTATCTCGTAATCATTTAACAAGAGTTGGAGAATTTTTAAGTTTAGTACGCATTGTGTCTCATGTTTCTCCTTCTCCAGGAGTAATATCTATTGCATTTCCATAACTATGATGTGATGCGTTTCCCGATGCAGTAACAGAATCTGGACGAAAACCAGAAGTAACTCTAACAGATATACCATGCTCATTAAATTTATCAAGAACATCTTGCATATTTCCAACACGTATATCAGGAGTCTTAAATGTAGTTACACCTCTGACAATAGACGGAGTTTCTACCACTTCGGAAGCATCTATATCCTCTTGTGGCAGATTAAGTATTATAGGTTGTCTTTTAGCACTTCTTGTTATAACTGGTATTTCAAAGTCAGGAACTTTAAGCACTTGTTCTTGTCTTACATAAGGTGTATACATAATATTATACATAATTAGCTGTTTTATTTGCAAAGTAATCTACTACAAATTGTTTTAGATACTGATTATGATTTGTTTGCAGTAAGATCGCCAGAATTTGTTTTAACATTGCATTGTTTTCTCTTAACAACTGCAATTCCTCTTCTTTAGTTTGACTCATATCTATTTTATATTTTAAATTCATTTATTTTGCGCAAATATAATAAAAATAAATGTAAAATGCAATAAATTTTATTAAAATTTTAATAATTATTACTCCATAAATAATTAGTCGCCAAATTTACTAAAAGTTTATCATAAAATTATTTTGATAATTTGTATTAGTGTTTTAGCTAAATTTTGTTAGAATTTATTTTAATTTTATATACAACAATTACTTAATTTTATCATTTGTGACAATAGGGTATAAAAAAATAAACCTAGCTTTTGGCTAGGTTTATATAATTAGATAATAATTAAGTTTCCATGATATGTTCCAAACGTAATATTATTAAATATAATAGGTGATTCGGATGTATCAACTTCATCTTTATCATCAGCAGCTGCATCTGGATTTGTACTACCACCAGTCAAATCTGTAATATAAATTACATATTTATAATATTCAGATTGTCCAAAATTAGCAGAAGTTGCTGGTATAAGAACTCTGGCATCATATTTAGTAACACCATTATAAATATAAGAGAATTTAACTACATACGCTGTATTACTTACAGGAATTGCATATCATACACTTGGGGACATTGTTACAAGTGTATTTAATGTAATGGTAGTTTTATCTGCTATTTGAACAACAGTACCATCTGGTTTATCAAATGTAATAACTTCGTCAATTAACGTAGGATTTATAAAAGTATTTGATGTAGTAGTTATATTAGCATCGGCTTTAGTTGTGTGAGCAGTTCTGATATTTTTATTAGTTACTGCATCTTTAGAAACTGAAAATACACGAATATCATTTATTGCTGGAATAGGCGTACCTGGTATTGTTGTTTCACTATATGTAGTTACAGATGAAACAGAACCTTTTTTCTTGTTATAGAACCATCCACAAACTTCATTCCCATTTTTTTCAATATGAATAAGATAGAAATTGGTAAATCTATTCATAAAAGCATCTGATACACTTGCAAGAGTTGGATGTTTTGAAATTAAATAATCTTTAATTCCAGTAGCTTCTTGGAAATAACCAGTTATATATCCTTGTGTATTAAGAATTTCTACTCCATCACCATAAGTAAATACAAGTCCACTATTATAAGTAAACAATCCATTAATATAGTCAATATCGTCTTGAGTTATAACAGCACCAACCGCAGTAGATGTTGCAGCCCATGCTGTACCATCTAACAGACTTTCTTGTTTATTAGGAATTGTTGTACCAGGAGTAGTTCTTTCAGGAACATAATCTAAAATTTTAGTATCATTTCTATCAGAAGCAAAACCGATATACATTTTAGCATTACCATGAGCAAACGCTAAACTTACCTGATTGGAATAATTAGTTCTTGCTACAGTAGTACCTGCCCAGAGGAACTCTTTTGGTGTATTAGCTTCATCGTTTGTAAGAAATGCTTCAACATCTTGAACGGTTACCGTTGAGTTTGCATAACTTCCAGCTTTATCTGATATAACCGCTATAAAATTATATTCGTCATTACTTTTATCAAAATGTTGTTCGGTTTGAGTGCCAATGCCATCATAAGTTCAAGCGCTACCATTCCATTGTACGGTGTATGGATTCATACCAGCCTCTTCTGAGAATACATTGAATTGATCATAACCACAGTTATTTGGACCAACGTTGGCAGTAGCTTTTGTCATTGTGCTTGTAGTTCCAAATGAAATGGCTCCATTTGGACGAATGTAGGTTTTTTCGCAAGCTGTTAAAGTTAAACCTACAATAAATAAACTAATTATAAACTTTTTCATATTATTTCCTTTTTATATAAAAATTTCTTTGAATTGTAATTCCAATATATGTAGGGCCGAAATAATCTGCTGTATAATTTGATACACTATTAATATTGGAAGTTGTGGTTTCTACATTTTTAACATAATCTATTTGTCCAGGAACATATTCTCCAAAACTAATGGAACCATTCCCGCTAGGACCGATATAATTTAATCTGTCATATCCTACTCTTATAATAGGATAGATTTTTCAATGGTGCCCGAGATCAAATTTATAGCCTATTTCTAAACCACCTCCATAAAGATCTCCATATACATCATTTAAATCAAAGAGCCCAAATCTACCATATAATCCGATAAATACTTTATTATAATTAGAATTAAAGTATTTTCTTAATCCAGAATGTCATACATTTAAATCTTTTCGATAATTAAACATTCCGTCTATAAATAACGACATCTTGGCAAAATATAGTTCCAGATCTATATTAGGATTAATTAATAAATCAGAAACGACATCGTTAGATAACGATAGAACAAGCCTTTCTTCTTTATTTAAATTTTTAACAAATACTGTATCTGTTATAGTATTTATTTTTTCATTAGTCACATATACAGTATCTACAATCGATTTATTTGTAAAACGTACTTCTATATATGTTGCTCTTAATTTTTGATAATCTATCTCAGTTAATCCAGTTTTATTTAAAAACAATGAGTAGTTATTGTCTTTAATAATTTTGTTTTTAGGCACAAACTTGGAAATATAAGAATAGATTTTGTTGGCACGTTTTTTACTAAGAACGACATTTCTATCATAATCGCCTTCTGGAGAGGCAGATCCTATAAGAAGTACACTTTCAATATCAGAACGATTTTTAATTATTTCAGGAATTACATAAGTCATGTAAAATCAATAATTCTCGTTCTGAACAATAACATCTGTATTTTTTACAAATTCTATTGTAGTTGATACTGTATATTCATTACTTTTTTGGGCGTACATTGTTGCTCCAAAAAACATTAACAATAACAATATAAACTTTCTCATATTTTGAATAAATTTTTGCAAAGATAAATAATTTTTTTTGAAATTCCAAATATTTTTGGAAAATTAAACCCCGGGTGTGTTTGAGTTGGAAATGGTTTATAGAACTGAAAATTTTGTATTGGATTTTGAGGATGGTACCTAAAATAAAAATGTAGAGGTTGTGGGAGGGGGAAGACATATTATTAAAAATTATCAATATTGTTATAGATTTTTGTAACAATATCTTTAAATTGATCTGTAGTTAAATTATTTTTCATTTGATTTACAACAAATGTACATAAACACACGTTTCCTTTTTCATAACCTTTTGAAGAATCAATTCTATCAATTGTTGGATATGTTATTTTATTGCTAAAATTATCCCCAAATTCAATTCCAGAATAATAACACTTATTGTTTTGACATTTAAACAATTCTTCAATATATTCTTCATCTAAATTGTACGCAAGATCTACTCTTCTAGCTCTTTTTGCGCTGCGTTTAAATAATTTTTCTTTTTGCGGAACAGCATCTCTTTGATGTTTAGCATCACATTCTTTACAAATTGTTTTAGAAGATCCGAACTTTGTTGGATCTGTTTCTCCGCAATATATGCACATGTGTGATTTTGGTTTTGCTGTTATTTTATATCCATTTTCTGTTTTGGTTAATACACCTTCGGTAGAATGAATGTGATTTTTTATGATTTTTGCATTTTTAACAATTTCTTCCGAAGATGTGCTTAAAGCATTTAATTTACCTTCTGGAGAAGGATTAATGTTTACAATTTTTCCTAATTCTTTATAAGTCTTTCATTGCTCTAACAAATAATCTTTTGTTAAAATATCATAAATTGAATTACATAAAAAGTCTGGA